TCGGCTATAAAAGGTGCTGCTAAGGCATCATCTTCTATTTCTGGGGGTGCTGGAATATCAATACCACAATCTGTTTCAGTACCACAAATACAAGCACCGCAAGCACAATCGCCATCATTTAACATCGTAGGAAGTAGCGGTACAAATCAATTAGCCACAGCAATAGGTAGTCAAACACAACAACCTATACAAGCGTATGTAGTATCAAATGACATTACAAGCGCACAGTCTTTAGATAGAAATATAGTTGAATCTTCTAGCTTAGGTTAATTTATAACAAAAAACACAATTAATTGTTTAATATAAAAACAAAGAATGAACATTATAGAATTAATTTTAGATGAGAACGATGAAATGAATGGCATTGAAGCTATATCTGTTGTTTCTGACCCAGCCATTGAATCGGACTTTATAGCTTTAGCAAATCAAGAAATTAAACTAGCCACAGTAGATACCGAAAAGCGTATATTAATGGGGGCTGCTTTAATACCAAACAAGCATATTTATCGCAGAAACAAAGATAAAGAATTTTACATTTTCTTTTCAAGCGATACGGTAAACAAAGCCTCGCAATTATATCTTAAAAAATCACGTCAAGGCAATGCTACTTTAGAGCATGACATGAAATTAAAAGATATGGCAGTTGTAGAGTCTTGGATAGTATCTAATCCCGAAATGGATAAATCTAAACACTACGGATTGAGTGTACCAAAAAACACATGGATGGTATCTATGAAAGTTGATAATGATGAAATTTGGAATGACTACGTTAAGACTGGTAAGGTAAAAGGTTTTAGCATTGAGGGCTATTTTGCTGACAAGGTACAAATGAAATCAGAAGATTCAGAATTGATAGAACAAATCAAAAATATAATAAATGGCAAAGAAAAAAACAGCAAGTAAAACAAGCCCAAAGGATAGTAAAAGAGGGTGTTTATGTGATGACGGTACATACAGCATTGATTGCTGCGATGGTAGCATAATAGCACAAGGTATTGGAGATATATCGACCGCAGTAGATAACGTTACCATTGTCGAAAATAATGGTATTAGAACGACCACAAGAAATTGAATTTATAACAAAATAAATAAATAAATGTTTAATATAAAAGTAAAACACAATGAAAGAAAAAACAATTTTAAACAAAATTAAAGAGGTTCTAGGCTTAGAGGTAAAACTTGAGCAAATGAAACTTGATAATGGTACGGTGATAGAAGCCGATGTTTTTGAGCCAAATGCGGAGGTGTTTGTTGTATCAGCAGAAGATAGAATACCTATTCCAATAGGTGAGTATATCCTAGAAGATGGTAGAGTAATGATAATTGCAGAAGATGGTATCTTATCAGAAATCAAAGACGCCGTATCAGAAGAAGCCCCTGCATCAGAAGTAGCACCTGCTGATGTACCAGTAGCTGCTGAAGAAGTTAAAACACTTCCTAAAAAAGTAATTGATAGTATTTCTAAAGAAACTTTTTTCTCTGAAATTGAAAAGTTAAATGCGAAAATTGACGCTCTTTCTTTATCAAAAGTAGAAGTAGAAGAAGTTAAAAAAGAAGAAAAAGTAGAAAATGCAGTAGAGGTTGAGTTATCTGTTGAGCCTATTAAACACAGCCCAGAGGCTTTTGTAGAAAAGAAAAAACAAAATTTGTATTCACAAAATCGCACGTATGGTGCAAAAGAATTAGTATTTAAAAAATTATTTAACAATTAAAAATTATGGCAACAACAACAAGTATTACAACAACCTATGCTGGTGAGTTTAAACAACAAATCATATCAGCAGCTCTTTTATCTGGTAACACTATCGCAAATGGTGGTGTAACAGTTAAACCAAATATCAAGTATAAAGAAACTGTTAAAAAACTAGCAATTGGCGCAATGAGTGCTAACGCTACTTGTGATTTCACAGCCGCAAGTTCAGTTACTTTAACAGAAAGAGTAATTACCCCAGAGGAGTTTCAAGTAAACTTACAACTTTGTAAAAAAGATTTTAGAAGTGATTGGGAGGCAATATCTATGGGTATTTCTGTTTTCGATAACTTACCTAAAAACTTTCAAGATTATTTAGTAGCTGAAATCGCTGCTAAAGTAGCACAAGAAAATGAAATAAGCCTTTGGAGAGGTGCAAACGCCACAGCTGGACAGTATGATGGCTTTGTAACTTTAGCCACAGCAGATGCAACTGTAGTTGATGTAGTTGGAACAACTGTAACAGCTGCTAACGTAATTGCTGAACTAGGAAAAGTAGTTGATGCTATTCCTGCTGCTCTTTACGGAAGTGCTGGATTAAACATATATGTTTCTCAAAATGTAGCACGTGCTTACATTAGAGCTTTAGGTGGATTTGGTGCAAGTGGTTTAGGTGCAAACGGTACAAATTCAATGGGTACGCAATGGTCTAACAACGGTTCTTTATCTTTTGACGGTGTGCCAATTTTTGTAGCAAACGGTTTAGCCTCAAATTACATCATGGCAGGTGAAAAAGAAAATTTATGGTTTGGTACAGGTCTTTTAAATGATTCTACCGAAGTAAAAGTAATTGATATGGCGGATCTTGACGGTTCTCAAAATGTGAGAGTTATAATGCGTTACACAGCAGCTGCTCAATATGGTATCGGTTCTGAATTGGTGCTTTACACGCCAGTATAATAGATTAAATTAATAATATTAAAAAATGGGTAGTTTAGTTGTAGCTATTCTACCTATTTTTTTTTAAAATAAAAATAAAAAAATAAAAAATTATGGCTTGTGATTTAACATTAGGAAGATTAGAACCTTGCAAACAAAGTGTAGGGGGTTTAAGAGCGGTGTACTTTATAAATTATGACAGTACCTTTTATGGTTTAGCAACAATTACGGCGGAACAAATTACCGCTTTGGCTGCTGCAAAGGCTACTTTTAAATATGATTTAAAGGGTGCTAACAGTTTTGACGAAGCAAATACATCAGATAGAGCAACTGGTTCAAACTTTTGGACACAAACAGGAACTATTGTACTGAAAAAACAAGATCTAGCAACACAGGCGCAGTTAAAACTGTTGGCTAGTGGCAGACCTCAAATAATCATTGAAGATTACAATGGTAATTTTAGACTAGCAGGTTCAGAAAATGGATGCGAGTGTACAGTAAACACAGCCTCAGGTGCTGCAATGGGCGATTTAAGTGGGTATAATATAACTTTTGTTGGTACTGAGAAAGCACCGGCAGACTTTATAGCAGCCGCTTTAGTGGATAATGCAGCAGGATTTACAGTTACGGAAGGAGTTTAGGTTTATATATTTTTTCGGTTTGATTTAAAAAAGGGGGTGTTAATAGCACCTCTTTTTTATTTAATAAATAACAAAAAACACTTTTTATTGTTTAATATAAAAGCAATAGATGATAATTTTAAAACCAATAGCAACAGCGCAAAATATAAAATTTATAGGTCGTCAAGATTTATGTGATTTTTTAATTTTACGTGATGAACAAAACAATACAGAGGTTGAAGTAAATGGTGTTTTTAGTTTAAGCACTTACTACTTAACAGCGTCTTTGATATTTAGTTTAGTTGAAGGTAGGTTTTATAATATAACAGCTTACAAGAGTTTAATATCAGACTATGTTGTAAGAGTAGAAGCTGATGGTGGAACGGTTGAAGGGCAAACTTGTCTAAGTGAATTAAATATTTACAATAGAGAGATTGTTTATAAAGATAAAGTATTTTGCACAGCGCAAACGGTTGCAGACTATTCTATAAACAACGGGACATATACACAACATTCAAGTAATAATGAATTTATAACAATATGAGCGATTACACAGTAGTAAATCTAAGCAAATATACATCTCCAGAGATAATCGAAAGTAGAAATAAAGAGTGGATAGAATATGGAAGTGACAATAACTATTTTCAATATTTAATAGATAGATATATTGGATCAACCACGAATAATTCTATTATAAACGGAATTGCAAATCAAATTTATGGCAAAGGGATTAGCGCAACGGATGCTTCAAGACGCCCAGAGCAATTCGCTCAAATGATTTCTTTATTTAAAAAACAAGATTTAAGACGCTTTATTAAAGATAAGAAAATGTTAGGTATGGCTTCGTTTCAGATAAGCTATGATAAAGGAAAAATAG